TGGCGCTCTGATTACCTGGCTGATAGGCCGCGCACTTCAATACGTCTTGTCTGGAAAATAACCAGCAAACTCACTCCGCACACTTTGGCTCTATTCCGAAAACGCGGCGTCGATTTGTTCGCGCGTGGTGATGGTGCCTGCCTCGATTGCGGTCCGCACCTCGTCCTCGGTCTCAAAGCACTGATCGACGTGCGCAAACACAGCATCGCTAATCGCGATAACGGTTGCGGCATCGATAGGAATGAAGCCCCGAACAGCGTTCCTACCAAAACACCATCACCGGACGATACTGCGGCGGGAGCGGGTACGGTAACAATGTCGCCGGTTTGAACGAAGTTCTGCATTTAGAAACCCTTTGAGAAATGCGGGAGAAAGGTGTTAATTCGGGTGCCACTGTTCGCGGCTATCTCACGGTCAATAGCGCCGATGGCCCGTTCAAGCTCGGTGATGCTGCGATACTTCACTTCGCGGCGTGTCCCGCCTGAGTGAAAGATTACCAACAGCGCGCCATCGCCAAGGGCAGCGACAAGCGCTGCCCTTTTCTCTTGCAATTCGGTTATTGTCATAACGCGCCAGCGTTCTTGACCGCGCCGCGGAAGTCGATCGCACCGACTGCGAAGTCGAGCGACGCCGCCACCTTTATAGCTTGCGTATCGAAGTCTCGCTCGGTGCGGACCTGCGGGCCTTCCGAACCGGCAACGTAACCGTAGACAACTGTTGGCGCGACGCCAGAGGTTGAGAAGATGTACCACTCATTCCCGGTAATGTTCGCGTCCACTATCAACTCGGCAAAGCCCGTCCAGACATTAACATCACTGGCCTTCGCCGCGACGATTGCCGCGAGCAACTGGCGCGCGGCCACTTCCTTCGCGGGGCCGCACACCAGGTACGTGGGTTGCAGGTTCAGCTTCAGGCCATCGAGGCTCGTCTGCGCACGAAGCTGCGCAACCGCCAGCGCGACGTTCGTGGTGTCGATGGTCGAAGGCGAAGACGCGAGGTTCGCGTGCGTGGAGTGGAACAATGCAACGGTATCAGATAGGGCGGCGTTGGTTGCCAGAACCGAGTAAGCTTGCTTGTTCTCATCAGCCGCCGCGCGGGTGGCGATCATGCTGGAGAAATCGCTGAGAGCGCTGAGATCATCGTTGATCAGAGCCCTACGGCCGATGGCGATGCCGGTGCCATATTCTTTTGCTCGAACCTTTTCGGCGTTCTCCGAATGGTGCCATACTTAACCTCTCCACCTTCGTTGATCTCTTTGAAGCTGGGAAAATCGCCTACCCTCAAGAAAGAATGACTCGGAAATCCGAGAACGGTTTACGGGCGGCCCACTTTCTGTACGTTGGTGCCGCAACCTGATAGTTGGCAAGCAGCGCCTTGTTCGCAGCATCGGCAAGCAACAGCGGGAAGTCCGATGTGCTGTGAGCGCCAACGGCGCGCTGAAGGAGCGCGTCTTGATCGCGAAGGTTCACCCGCTCGCCGTTGGCTGCAGCCAAGTCGCCAACCAGATCCAAGATTCGGTGCCCGCGGTATTCCGGTGGCGCGACCCTCAAGCTTCACTGCACCGGGCGCCAGCCTGTGAGCCAGTGCCTCGGCCATTGCTGAGCGGATTGATACCGGGTCGGTATGATCGGTGCCGACCTTGATGTTAGAGATGACAGGGCTGCGCTTGCTCATGGCATCGAGAGCCGCGGCGCGAACCTGATCGAGCGTTGCATCGGCATCGATCTGGCTGTCGATCCACGCCTGATCTAGGCTGGCCGTTTTTGCAATTGCGCGGATCTCGGTATTGATCTGCGCGCGGGTGATTTCGGTATTCTCGGTAGTCACGTTGGGGATACTCCTGATAGTGGCGGCTGGATCAGCCGGGATAGATACAAGGCTTGCCTCGATGATTTCGAAGGCTTTTGCTGTGAGGGTTCGCTTCCCGTTCGGTTTGGACTCGGCCCATTTCGAAACGGAGTACCCGATACTAACGCCATACTTGGCGCCATCGCTAAGCTCCGCAGCAATCCGCTGCGCAAGCGGTGAGTGCTTCGATAGTCGCGCAGTCGCGACGATCTCTCCGCCCTCATTTCGAATGTTACCAACCGTGCCGATCTGATCTTCCAGCCGGCCTCGGTTATGGGAGTCGAGTAACGGAATGCTTTCTGGCCAAGTGGCGCCAGCTACATCGAGTACCTCGACGAATCCGCCACGCTCAACTGGTGCGCCCGCCGAGAGGACCAGATCGAAGGTTAGTTCGTCCGCGTTCCAACTAGATGCGCGCAAGGGTGCGGCGCGCGTAAGTGCGCCGGTAGGGTCGGTCATTAAAGGCTCCCAAGGAATTATGATTTCTTACCGCTTCGCTTGCGGACTGGTGCCGGCGGCTCGTTGGCGTTCGCGGCAACTGGCTGCTGAAACGTCAGACCCAACGAAGCAGCCCGCTCGTTATCTGCCGCGATCTCTGCGTCGAGTGCTTCGATGTCCACGCCGCGGCTAGTTACAGCCTCGCGCCTCGACATGAGCCCGCCAGCGATTGCTTCGAGTTCGGCTGTGATGTCTTTGGAAGGATCGACCCACTGCTGTTTCGGCGTGATAAACCGCACGGGCAGAGCAGCTTGAACCGTAGTTGATACGCGGCCGCTCAGGACTTCAGTGGCCGCCCAGCGTCGCCAGATTGGACGCAATGCCTGAAAGGCGACGACGCCGTGTTGCGACACTTCAATTCGACGGCGCCATTCAACAAGGCCCGCGCGGATCGAACTGTAGTTGACGTCTGACAGATCGCCGGTCAGCACCGCGGCAGGCAGGCCGAGGCCAACAGCAATTTCACGCTCGGTCAGTTTGGCGAAGTCGATTACTTCAACACCAATACCGGCGGGTGTTGAGAACTTAATGTCTTCGCCCGGATCGAGCGTGGTTAGCATTCCGGGTTGGAGACCTCCGACAAGTGTGTTGCCAGTGCGCTCGCCTTCGAATTTATTAGCGCCGCCATCCAGACTCGTAACAAATCCGGCCAGCATTGCGGCAACCTTTTGCCTGACAAGCTGGGCATCGCGCCACGAGTCCAAGTCGGCAAGCCGCAAGATTACGGGAGCGAACCACGAAATGCCGCGCACCTGACCCGGTGTTTCCGGCCTGAATAGGTGAACGACGTCTTCGGCAGGAACGCGGATGGGCTGCTGCACAACGGCGAGCGGCATTCCCGGCCGTTCCGGCAACACGTGGTAGGCAACCCGCCGGCCTTGGGTATCGAACTCCACACCCTGAACAATGCGACCGGTATTGAGCGGGCGATTGAGGCTGGCGTCGACCTGCTCACTGTCAATCAATCGCAGTGAGAGGCCGGCATCGCTATTCAGAAACAGCGCGAAGGACTCTCCATCAATAACCATCCTGCGAACCATCAATGCCTGCAGTCCGTAGAAATCCGTCAGAAGGTCCGCGTCTGCCTCATCGGTCCACGATTCGAAAGCGAGATTGAGCGCCGCGCGAACTTCAGGATCGGCGTGGCCGCTTTGCGGTTTAATGCCGGTGCCAACTAGCGCGCTGCACCATGCCTCAACGCCACTTGCCGCCAACGCATTGTTACTTGCTAGGTAACGTGCGCGCCTCGCAAGCGGCCCACGTGCTGCGTGCATCGCCGAAAGCGTTGTGGCCATCTCCGGCTGCCCACGCCATCGGCGGCCGACGGCTGCGCCGTCATAGCTACGCACGCCAAGCATCTTTTTTAGGCGTTCAAACATATCGGGATCGCTGTGCGAAATGTGAACTCCGGAAAAGGTGAGCCACGCCTGCACATTTAGCGCTACGCCGTCTTCATCGTACACAACCCAGATTGCGTTCTTCGGTATCGAATCTTTGTGGCGCGTTGCGAAGTCAAAAGCCGCAGCGACGATCAACGCATTGACGCGAACACGTCGCCCGTGCAAGCGCGACAGCAGCCCGAGCGCGAACAGTTGACGAGCGGAGTACAGCGGTCGCGATCGGCTAGTACTACCAACCTCCAATCCTGTTGCGCGAGCGAGCGTTAGCCACAGTGAAATCGTCGCAATCGGGACGGCG